CTGCAAAGCAAATGAAGCGCCGCAAACCAATTAACACTGAATTGATGAGGAGTATTGATCCTCTCACAGATAATCAACAAAAACTATTTGACGCTTACTCCGATAATAAAAACTTAGTTGCATATGGTGCAGCAGGTACAGGTAAAACATTCATTACTCTCTACAATGCACTGAGAGAAGTTCTTGATGAAAGATCTCCATACGATAAAATCTATATTGTTAGATCTCTCGTAGCAACTAGAGAGATTGGATTCTTACCTGGTGATCATGAGGACAAGTCTGATATCTATCAGATTCCTTACAAGAATATGGTAAAGTATATGTTCTCTCTCCCCTCAGAGACAGACTTTGAAATGCTTTACGGTAATTTGAAGACTCAGGGAACAATTAGTTTCTGGAGCACATCTTTTATTCGAGGAACTACCTTAGACAGAGCGATTATCATTGTTGATGAATATCAAAACTTGAATTTTCATGAACTTGATAGTATTATTACTAGGGTTGGTGAAGATACTAAAATTATGTTCTGTGGTGACGCAACTCAGACTGACTTGGTTAAACAGAATGAAAGAAATGGTATTCATGACTTCATGAATATTCTTAGAGTTATGCCTTCCGTTGATATTATTGAATTTGGTGTTGAAGATATCGTCCGCTCTGGACTATGTAAAGAATACTTGCTTGCGAAAGACGAACTTAAACTATGAACTTCATTCATCATAATTATCTCGGTGACATTGAACTAAACAAAAAAGAAACACAGGGAATTCGCTTCTATAATCTTCCAGATGGACAGTGGGTTCCTTCCATCACTTCTGTGACTTCTTTTTATAATAGAGAGATTTTTGCAAAGTGGCGAAAGCGAGTTGGTATTGAAGAAGCAAATCGTATTACCAAGAAAGCAACTGCACGGGGAACTGATTTTCACGAAGCAGCGCAGGCATATTTGATGAATTTGCAACTGAATTGGGATGAGTTTCGTCCCATGACTCAGTTTATGTTTCATCATGCTAAACCATATCTTGATAAGATAAATAACGTACATGCTATTGAAAGGACTTTATATTCAGAGTATCTTGGATTAGCTGGTAGGGTTGATTGCATCGGTGAGTATGAAGGAGAACTTGCAGTCATTGACTTTAAGACATCTGAAAAGATCAAACCTGAGAAATGGTTGGAAAACTATTTTGTTCAAGAAACATTTTATGCGTGTGCATACTATGAGATGACTGGCATTCCAGTTAAAAAACTAATAACTCTCATGGTAACTCCGAGTGGTGAAGTAGAAGTATTTGACAAAAGAAACAAAGACGACTATATTAAACTTCTAGTTCGTTACATTAAAGAATTTGTACATCACAATACTAGGACAGAGAATGGAGAATGAACTAGAAAAAGCACTAGAAAAGAAATTCTTCTGCCCGTCAAAATTCGCGCAGGATATAGAGAAACTTGTTCTTGAAAATCAAGATATGAGTTATATCGATGCAATTGTTCACTTCTGCGATTTGAATTCAATTGATGTGGAGTCCGTCCCCAAACTCATATCTAAACCTTTGAAAGAGAAGTTAAAGTACGAAGCAATGGAACTTAACTTCCTCAAGAGAACATCTCGTGCCAAGTTGCCCCTCTAACCAAAATTAGCTTTTAATTCCAAAAAAGGGGCAAAAAAATTTCCGGCAAAATTTTCGTCTGTAGGGTTTTTAAATTATGAATTTTGAAATGAAAATATTGCAGGAAAATTGTCCTGTCATGATCGCTAAAATACCCGATTTGATCATGAAAGAAATTGATATTTGGGTTGAGGAATCAAAAAAAATTAAAGAACATCCTCTTGCTGAACTTAAAGCACATGAAAATGCTGGATATCTTGCTGAAGATGGGAAAAAACACAATTCCTACCAGACATCAGTTCCAATTAATTTGGTTGAACAATCTTTTTGGTTAGCTTGGACTATTAGATTAATTGCGGAAAACTGGGGAGATAGAAAACATCATCGTATATATCGATTATTAGAAAATCATGGGCATTTTGATGGATATGGTGTATGGACAAATTTTTCGTATAAAGGTGATGATAATCCTACTCATTGGCACTCTGGATCTATTTCAGGTGTGATATACTATAAGAACCATGATCATGCAACTTACTTTGATGATTATGACGTTAAATATGATGGATATGATGGAACAATGGTTATGTTTCCAAGTGATGTTCGCCATCACGTTAAAGAGCAGTTACTAGATGAAGAAAGAATTACCATTGCGTTTAATATAATCAAATCAAATGAAGTAGAAAATAATTATATTTTACAATATCAATAAAGTGATGCCGTTCGATGCCTATAAATCATACCTCTCTTTGAAGAATCACTTCACCAAAGAGAAATATGATTACCATAAGTATTGTGGTAAAAGTCGTGCCACAGTAAAGTCTTTTTATAAACGCAAAGATAGATTCTGGTTTGAAAAATTAGCACGTAACAAATCAGATAAAGAAGTAATCGAATTTTTTGTTTCTAACTTCATTGATTGTACTGATCCCGCAAAACTTTGGATTGGTGAAATGATTCGAGAAGGTGAAGGTAGATACACATCATGGAAGAAACGCACTCAGTCTCTTTCTTATCTTTTTAAGGAAGAGACTAGTAAAGTATTCGTTGATAACAATATAGATTCGATGTTTGCCTTAGACAGATCGAAACATCCGCAGATTCTTAAAGAGTATTTAAGGGGTAATGTTTCTATAGAAACTATGGTAATATTGAATCTTATACTTGGTTATAAAACAAACTGGGATAAACAACTGACTGATCCTGTATGGACATCAGTAAGTTTAAAATTGAGAAAGTACACACCTTTCCTAAATATAGATGTATTTCGTTACAAAAAAATATTGAAAGAAGTAGTTTTAGGAGAAACATGAGTTTTTTTGATTCTGATGTAGTCCGTGCAGAAATGACGGAAATTCAGGAACTTCAAGAAGAAGTTTATAGTAGTGTTTTTAAGTTCCCCTCTATGAATACAGAGGAGAAAAAATTTCATGTGTCTCTCCTGGAAAGACTACTAGATAAACAAAAAGTTCTCTATACGAGACTGAGTTTGTCCGATGATCCCGAAGCAAAGATGATGAAAACCCGTATTGTAGAATCTGCTACGATGATGGGGCTTCCGAAAGACGTTGACATTAGTGTCATCTTCTCTAATATGGGAAAGATGCTCGACGCTATGAAGAAGCAGATTGACACACAGGGTTTTGACGTGTAGAATAACGAAGTACTCAAAAGCCAAATCTCACAAATACAAAAATGTCCTTTTCTGATCTTAAAAAGCAATCCTCTATTGGTTCTCTGACTTCTAAACTCGTCAAAGAAGTAGAGAAGATGAATAATAGTGGTGGTGGAGGTGATGATCGCCTCTGGAAACCCGAAGTAGATAAAGTTGGTAACGGGTTTGCTGTCCTCCGTTTCCTTCCTGCCCCTGATGGAGAAGATCTCCCTTGGGCAAAGATGTACTCCCACGCCTTCCAAGGCACTGGTGGTTGGTATATTGAGAACTCTCTCACAACTCTGGGACAAAAAGATCCCGTATCAGAGCACAACCGCGAACTGTGGAACAGCGGTATTGACTCTAACAAAGAAATTGTTCGTAAGCAGAAGCGTAAACTCTCTTACTATGCAAACGTTTATGTTGTGAAGGATCCTACTAATCCTCATAACGAAGGTGGTGTCTTCCTTTATAAGTTCGGCAAAAAGATCTTTGATAAGATCATGGAAGCAATGCAACCTGAGTTTGAAGACGAAACTCCTATCAATCCTTTTGACTTCTGGCAGGGTGCAAACTTCAAACTGAAGATCGTCAAGAAAGACGGTTACTGGAACTATGATAAGTCTGAGTTTGAAGCAGCTTCTCCCCTCCTCTCCGATGATGATGCCATGGAAGCAATCTGGAAGAAGCAGTATTCTCTCGCCGGACTGACTGCTGAAGATCAGTTCAAGTCCTATGAAGATCTTGAGCGTCGTCTGAAGTATGTACTGGGACAGAAGTCCCGCACTCCTTCTCCTGCAGATGAAGAGACTGAGTATGATGGTTATGCAGCAAAAGAGTCTGCAGAGCGTCAGATTCAAGAATCACTGACACGCTCCAAACCTGACTTCAATTCTCCTGATATCACTGCATCTACACCAGTTGCATCTAAGGATGAAGATGAAGATGATGCACTCTCCTACTTCCAAAAACTGGCAGAGAGTTAATTAAACAATCTAATATCTTCTCCTCTCTTCAAGGTTCTACTCACATACTGAGTAGAACCTTTTCTATATTGCATCAATCTTTGTGTATCTTCAAGGACAAGTTCGATATAATCTGGTTTCAATAAGTAGATGTTTCTTTTTGCTTCTTCTTTACGAACTTCATAAACATAGTTCGTAACTGCATCTACTTCATTAGTTCTAATAACATATTGCCCCCTTTCAACATCAAAATATTCAACTTTATAATTCTTGGGTACATTTAAACCTTTAGGTGTTACAATCTGTCCAGAATCATTCTTCAGTTCTCTGGTTTCATAGTGATGAATATTTTGTGTCTTCTCAATACTTCCATACTTTTTAATTAAGAATTCATCAAATGATGACTGATTCATAGGCCACTCATTCTGGATATTGACGATATTATTAGAAAGAAGGACTAACCAATCAAATGTTTCGTCACCGTAGACATCAAAGGCAACATTATCGGGACGATCATCACCAACAATCTGATATTGAGTAAAGTATGCTAAATTATCAAGAATATCTTGACGAAGTTTTACTCTTTTGAATAAATTTTTTACAATCTGATAGTCACCAATACTCTTGCCATCAGAGTCTCTGTTGACATAATCGAATTCTGGAACTTGTCTGAAATAACTTGCCATTAGAAACCTATTTCGCCGGGGAATGCGTTACTGTTGGGATCTACTTTAAGATAATCATCTTCGGTAATAGGATCTAATTCCTGGAACGACATATCAATTTTATATTGAGTCATGGTTCTATCAGGATCATCATATGTCATGTATGTATTACCATTACCATATGATGTATTTAGATCTAGTAATGCACAAGGTTTAATTCTTCCTATTGATGGGTGATCTTTACCATCACCTGTTCTGTAATTTATCGTGAATATGTTAGGACTTAATACAAAGATATTATTAGCTGTTTTTTTTACAGACATTCCTTGTTTGAAAAATCTGATGATTTTTTTGATTTGAGTTGCTTCAGTTCTACTTCTAGCAGACATTGTGAATGAGAAACTAAATGATCTCAGCGTTGGTGCTTGAAAAAGTAATTCCATGTTTGGATTGAGGACTCCTCCACCAAGTCTTGAAACAAGATTTCCGCCAGTAAATGATTGTGCCAATCCTAGTCTTAATGCTGCAACAATATTTCCCGCTTGATCTGAGTTGAGAACTTGTTGAAGTTCTTTTGGATCCATCTCAATTGCATTTCTTATCAAATTACTCACGGCAGATGCTGCACCACCAGGATTTATGATTGCACCAGCTCCTAATGCCATCCCCAGATCCATTGTTTCGCCTTCAAATTTGACGGAATTTTTATCGGATATTCCGCCAGGAATAGGAAGCGTCACAGAACCTGTAATTGTCTCTGTGTTTCTATTGCCCAAAGATAATGGATTTAATTGACTAGTATCAAAACTAATATTTCTTTTCCCAGAGATATATCGCATACCAAATACAATTCTATCTTGCTTTGAATCTCTAATATTTTCGGGATAGTAAAGAACGTCGTATTCTGTCCTTCTCCTTTTTGTTTTTAGTACTAAAGGTATATCATTTGAACTAAAGTTCAAAGCATCCTTTAAACTTAAAGGATTTTCTGTTGTACTAGGTAAAGCATTTCCAGAACCCCCTGCTGCTTTCTGCAATATTTGATCAGCGTTTCCGCCATTACTTGTTATTTCACTCTTTAAATCTGAACCTGCCGAAGTTGCCTGATCAATTATCAATTTACTAAAAGTTGATTTCTTGTTTTTAAAATCTCTTTGTTCCTCGATAGTTGCATTTGAAGAAATTTCGTTTTTTGTCACTTCTCCTTGTTTATTTGCATCAATCGTTCTAATAAGAACCTTGTTGTTTCCAGCACTATCAGTTCTGAACGTTTCTGTTCTAACACTCTCTCCTCCCCCCAGTGTCGTAACATCAGTCACATAATAACTGTCACCACCACTTGTACCTCTATTAACTACACCAGTTTCGCTTGTTCTAGATGCCATTAGTCAGAACTTTTTTCTATTTATCAGGGGTTAGTGAGATAATATGCATAAGGTATATCAAGTAATGATTGAAGTTCACTTGTTCTGACGAGATGCAAACTTCCTGGTATCTCATTCCAGGTGTAGTTTCTTACTTGATTCCAGTGAAAATTAAGTCCGCTAAATCCCCATCGATTTACACTAGTCACAGCGACTAATGGATGTTGATCATACTTAAGTCTAGGAGTTTTTGCATTGTAGATATATGTGTAAACTTCACCAAGATCGGGGATAACGACAGTTTCATTCAAGATAGTCATAATCTCAAGCATCATTTCTTCAGGATCACCCAAGTCTCTGATAGAGTCTTTTTCAGGTTCAATACGATTATTGCCTACCTGTCCTTCAAACTGGAATTCATCTGCAGATTGTCGTTCTTCGCGTTTTAGACGCTTCTCTTCTTCTCTTGCATCAATTTGTGCCTTTACTTCTTCATAAGAAGGCCCACCTGATCTTCTTCGTTTAGCCCTTCTTGCCATAATTGATACCTAACTCGTCTTCTGTGATGATTTTAAATTCGATTAATCTATCAGCACACCATTCACGAGCTGCATTCCATTTTGCTTGGTTGATAGCATATGTTTTGCACTCAAATAAAGAAGACTTACTAGTTGGTTTTTTAGTTTGCTTCTTTGGTTTAACCTCAATAACATATGTTTTCACTTGTCCTGTGCTTTCCTTCACTTTTATGATAAAATCTGGAAAGTATCTGTGAACTCTTTTATCAATTGGTGACAAGTATGGGATGAAGAATTCTTCACTACCCCACTCAAGGATGCTTTCACTCAAGTCGCACCATTTACAGAAACGCCTTTCCCAGTTGCTCCTGCAAATAATATTGCTAGCATTTCCTTTATATTTTTTAGGATTAGAAGGGTTGTAAATACTTTTCTTACTAACTCCCATACATAATATATACGGTAACAACTATTTAGATGGCAACGGCAAAACCGACTAGAAAAACAGTTGCTGATTTAAAAACAAATATACTAAACCCAGCACTGACATCTACTTATGAGTGTCACTTTGTTTTTCCAAAAACTATTAGAGATTGGGCTAATACTACAACTGGAATTGGTAATGGGATAGACTTTGATAATGTGGGTAATGTTTCAATCGCTTGTAGAGAGGCATCACTCCCTGGCACCTCTTTGGCAACTCATGAGATGTTGAATGATTTTACTGGTGTAAGAGAAAGACATGTATATAGAAGACAGTATGATGATACTGCATCGTTTACATTTTATGTTGATGTAAATTATGACACAATTTTTCTTTTTGAGAATTGGATTAATTTTATAGTCAATCAAGATGGTAGTGATACAGATACAAAAAGTTCAACCTATTCTTATACGGTTAACTTTCCTGATGAATATAAATCTAGAATTTTTATAAGGAAATTCGAGAGAGATTATGCTGGAAGAAATCTTGAGTATTCATTCTATGATGCATATCCATTGTCAATCAATTCAATGCCTGTTAGTTATGATGCATCTCAGATTCTTCAGTGTACGGTAAACTTTTGTTTCTCTCGTTATACAATTAATGCGCCAGACGGATATACTAAACCTCCATCCGATTCTTCTCCGTCACAATTACCTGAAGAACAAAAGAAATCATCTAAAATTAATGATTCATTTGTTGGTAACACAAGTGGAGAAGATCAAAGATTTATTCCAACTGATAGTGCCACAGGATTTAGAGGTGATGGTAGTGAACCACTTCTGCTTCCAGATGGATCTCCTGTCCGTGATGCAAACGGAAACCTCAGAGAAATGTTCTAAATACACATACTGAATAACATATCATGCCTTTACCAAAAATTGCTACGCCAACTTATGAGTTGGAATTGCCTTCAACTGGAAAAACAATTAAGTTTCGTCCCTTTCTTGTTAAAGAAGAAAAGTTATTAGTTCTTGCCTTAGAAAGTAACGAAACGAAAGATATCACTAATGCCATCAAGGCAGTGTTAAAAGATTGCATTCAGACACGCGGTATTAAAGTAGAGACTCTCCCTACTTTTGATATTGAATTTCTCTTCCTTAATATTCGTGGTAAGTCTGTTGGTGAAGATATTGAGGTAAGTATTCTCTGTCCTGATGATGGTGAGACTTATGCTGAAGTTGAAATCAGTATTGATGATATTAAAGTTGCAAAAGATGATAAGCATTCAACTCAGATAAAAATAGATGACAATTTAATGATGGAAATGAGATACCCATCATTAGATCAGTTTATCAAAAATAATTTTGATTTTGAATCTGATAATCAAGTTGATCAGTCATTTGATCTTATTGCCTCTTGTGTAGATAAGATTTATTCTAAAGATGAAGTATGGGCATCAGATGATTTCACTAAAAA